ATGGCTAAGAAGTTTGAGGAAATAGCTGCGGGGAAGTTAAAGCGGTTGATCATAAATATGCCGCCGCGCCACACAAAGTCAGAGTTTGCTAGTTACTTATTGCCGAGTTGGTTCTTGGGTAAGTATCCAGACAAGAAGGTTATCCAGACATCTAACACGGCTGAACTAGCTGTTGGGTTTGGTCGTAAGGTTAGGAACTTAGTAGATAGCGATCAGTATGCAAAAATATTTCCGGGAGTCGGCCTGCGGGCGGATTCCAAGGCGGCGGGTCGTTGGGCAACTAGCCACGGCGGGGATTATTTCGCTATTGGTGTTGGCGGTACTGTTACTGGTAAAGGCGCTGATCTATTAATAATAGATGACCCGCACTCGGAACAAGAAGCTAAGTTAGCCCAGGGTGATCCAGGTGTATTTGACAATGTGTACGAGTGGTATACCTCTGGCCCCCGGCAACGTTTACAGCCAGGTGGGGCGATCATCATCGTGATGACGCGCTGGTCTGATAAAGATCTAACTGGCAAGGTACTTAAGAGTGACAACACGGACTGGGAAGTAATAGAACTACCGGCAATATTGCCATCTGGGAATAGCTTGTGGCCTGAGTTCTGGCCGCTGGTGGAATTGCAGGCGCTGAAAGAAGAACTGCCGCCTTATAAGTGGAATGCCCAGTACCAACAGCAACCTACTGGCGAAGAAGGCGCGCTGGTAAAGAGAGATTGGTGGAAACGCTGGGAGTCAGATAGGGCACCGCCGTGCGAGTTTATTATCCAGAGCTGGGATACGGCGTTTACCAAAAGCCAACGGGCTGACTATTCTGCTTGTACAACGTGGGGCGTGTTTTATAAAGACGAGAATGAGAACGACGCCAACATAATTTTGCTGGATGCGTGGAAAGATAAGCTGGAGTTTCCAGAGTTAAAGGCTAAGGCCAAGGAAATGTACGATGAGTGGCAACCGGACTCCTGCATTATTGAGGCTAAAGCTGCTGGCGCGCCGTTGATATTTGAATTGCGACGGATGGGCGTGTACGTACAGGACTATACGCCGACTAGAGGCAACGATAAGTTCGTTCGTTTGAATAGCGTGACTGACTTATTTTCATCCGGTAAAGTGTGGGCACCCGAAACCCGTTGGGCTGACGAGGTTATCGAGGAGATGGCAAGGTTTCCGAACGCAGAACACGATGACTTGGTAGATAGTACGGTACAGGCATTGATGCGATTTCGGCAGGGCGGATTTTTGCGGCTTGATTCTGATGAAGAAGACGATCCAGTCGACTTTCGTCGCAAGCGCGTTTACTACTAAGGACTAACATGGCGACAAATTTTGACAAATCTCTGTATCAGGCTCCACAAGGCATGTCTGTAGATGAGATGGAACCGGATATTGAGATAGAAATTGAAGATCCTGAGTCTGTATCTATAGGACTTGGTGACTTAGAGATAGAAATTGAGCCAGGAAAAGCGGATGAGGATGAGTTTAACTCCAATCTTGCTGAGTTTATGGACGATGAAGAGCTGCAATCATTGGCTGGCGACCTGTTATCTGACTTTGATGACGATATTGACGCCCGAAAAGACTGGATGCAGACGTATGTAGACGGCTTAGAACTACTGGGGATGAAGATTGAAGAACGATCTGAACCATGGGAAGGCGCATGTGGGGTTTACCACCCTCTGTTATCAGAAGCTCTTGTCAAGTTCCAAGCCGAAACGATCATGGAAACGTTTCCGGCTTCAGGGCCTGTCAAAACTAAGATCATTGGCAAGGAAACTCCGCAAAAAAGGGAATCAGCGGAGCGCGTAAGAGACGATATGAACTACCAGTTGACGGAAGTCATGGTTGAATACCGTCCAGAACACGAGCGCATGGCCTGGGGACTAGGTTTATCTGGTAATGCGTTCAAGAAGGTGTACTTTGATCCAAGTTTGGACAGGCAAGTGGCTGTATTTGTCCCAGCAGAGGATGTAGTTGTCCCTTATGGCGCAAGTAATTTAGAAACTGCCAACCGTATGACCCATGTCATGCGCAAAACCAAGAATGAAATGCGCCGATTGATGGTTGCCGGCTTCTATAAAGACATAGATCTGCCAGAACCACAGAATACGTTGGACGATGTAGAGAAAAAGATAGCCGAACGCATGGGATTCCGTGCTACGTCGGACGATAGGTACAAACTTCTGGAAATGCAGGTGTATTTAGATCTGCCGGGCTACGAAGATAAAGATGATAAGGGCAAAGAGACGGGTATTGGTCTCCCATACATTGTAACTATCGAAAAAACTTCCCAAGAGATTTTAGCTATCAGACGGAACTGGCATCCTGACGATGAAACCTGCCAGAAGAGGAACCATTTTGTTCACTACCCATACATACCTGGCTTTGGCTTCTATGCCTTCGGCCTTATTCATCTCATTGGCGCTTTTGCTAAGTCTGGTACTTCTATTATTAGGCAGCTTGTTGATGCTGGCACTTTATCGAACCTTCCTGGGGGTCTTAAGACTAAGGGAATGCGGGTCAAGGGAGATGACACTCCAATTTCTCCCGGCGAGTTCCGAGATGTGGACGTCGCGTCCGGCACGATCAGAGACAACATCCTCCCTCTCCCATATAAAGAGCCAAGCCAAGTCCTCTTAGCATTGATGGACAAGATCGTCGAAGAAGGCCGACGGTTTGCTGGCGCATCAGATCTCAAGATTGCAGACATGTCATCCAACTCACCAGTTGGTACGACGTTAGCTATTCTTGAGAGAACTCTAAAAGTAATGTCAGCTGTGCAAGCGCGTATCCACTACGCGATGAAGCAAGAGCTGAAGTTATTGAAAGAGATTATTCGTGACTACACCCCAGATCAGTATGACTATGACCCGGTAGAGGGATCGCGCCGCGCTAAAAAATCTGACTACGACCATGTAGATGTAATACCGGTATCAGATCCAAACGCCGCAACCATGGCTCAGAAGGTAGTCCAGTATCAAGCGGTTATGCAGATGGCTCAGGCCAATCCACAGATATATGACTTGGTTGAATTAAACCGGCAGATGCTAGAGGTTCTAGGTATTAAGAATATCGGCAAGTTAGTCCCGAGCGCCGAAGACTTCAAGCCTAAAGACCCAGTGCAAGAGAACATGAATATATTGAACGGCAAGCCAGTCAAGGCATTTATATATCAGGATCATCAAGCACACATTACTGTCCACCAGTCGGCCATGCAAGATCCAAAGATCATGCAGATTGTTGGTCAGAATCCTAAAGCACAGATGATTGGCGCGGCAATGATGGCGCATATAAATGAACACGTTGCGTTTGAGTATCGCAAGCAGATAGAAGAGCAACTTGGTATTCCGTTGCCAGACATGGACAAGGAATTACCGAAAGATTTGGAAGTAGAAGTATCCCGCATGATGGCTCTGGCAGCACAAAAACTGCTACAGAAAGATCAAGCGGAAGCTGCACAAGCGCAGGCGCAGCAAGCGGCCCAAGACCCGCTGGTGCAAATGCAACAGGCAGAGTTGCAACTCAAAGCCAAAGAAGTGGATCTCAAAGAGAAGAAGCTCGCGGCAGACGCAGCAGCTCAAGCCGACAAGCTGGAGTTGGAAAAAGCACGTATCGACGCTCAGAAGGAGATTGCTGGTATGCAGGTCGGAGCAAAAGCCGCAGCAGAGAAAGCAAGATTCGAGGGCGAGATGGAAGTAAAAGGATTGGAAATTGGCTCCAAACTAGCCAAAGAACGCATGGATATGCTTCGGCCAGAACCGAAGAAACCTACCAAAAAAGGTGAATAACTATGGATAAGGCGTTTGAAATTCTCATTCAACAATTGAGAGATAAGCGTCAGCAGGTAGTCGAGGCGGTTTCAACCAACTGTGCCAAAGACTATTCTGAGTACCAAAAACTTTGCGGCGAGATTCGGGGTCTCTCGATTGCAGAGGGTTTTATATTAGACCTTGCAAAAACTATGGAGTTATCTGATGAGTGAAATCGCAATCGCCACCGAAGACGGCGAGGTATCAACTCTGCCACAAACAGCAGAAGAGAAGGCGAAACAATTACCGGTTCCTACGGGATATCACATCTTAGTTGGGTTACCGGACAAGGAAGAAAAATTCGAGAGCGGCCTGCTAAAAGCAGACTCGACTATGAATCACGAACAGATTCTAGCCACCGTATTTTTCGTAATCAAAATGGGGCCGGATTGCTACAAAGATGAGAAACGGTTTCCAAATGGCCCATGGTGTAAGGAAGGGGATTTTATTCTCGCCCGCCCTAACACTGGTACTCGTCTCAAGATACATGGTCGTGAATTCAGATTGATTAATGACGATGTAGTTGAGGCAGTTGTGGATGATCCTCGCGGTATATCCAGGGTTTAACAAAGGAGAAACAAATGGCTACAAACAAAATGGATGCGGATGAGTTCAAATTTCCCGATGAACAAGAGGAGGTATCTGCTGCGGCGGATGACTTCGAGATAGAGATTGAGGACGATACTCCCCCGGAGGATCGCAACCGGCAGCCTTTACCCAAAGAGATGGTTCAAGATCTTGAAGAAGATGAACTTGAAGACTATAGCGAAGGGGTGAAGGAACGTCTGAAGCAGATGAAGAAAGTCTGGCATGACGAACGCCGCGAGAAAGAACAGGCATTACGCGAACAGCAAGAAGCTTTGGCTTATGCCCAGCGTATGCAGGAAGAGAACAAAGCTCTAAAAGGCAGGCTATCTGTAGGCGAGCAGACATTTGTTAGTACCTATAAGAATGCTGCCGAGATGGAGTTGGATAACGCTAAGCGGGATTACAAAGAAGCCTACGATATGGGCGACTCTGACCGTTTGCTGGAGGCGCAGGAAAAGCTGTCGGCGGCACAGTACAAGTTGCAAAAAGCAAACGAGTATGTTCCGTCTAGACAAGAGGAAGAAGTTGATGTACAACCCGCAACAAATCCAGTGCCTCGCCCTGACCAACGAGCGATTGCGTGGCAAGAGCGCAATGAATGGTTTGGTAAGGACGAGGAAATGACTAGCCTGGCGCTGGGGCTACATCAAAAGCTAGTTGCTCAGTATGGGACGAGTTACCCATCTACTGACGAATACTGGAAGAAGGTCGATGACACAATGCGTCGTCGATTCCCAGAGCAATTTGGGGAAAAGGAAGAGGAAGCTGCGCCACAAAAAACGCAGCGTGCCAAAGCCGCTCCTGTCGTTGCTTCGGCAGATCGCAGCACACCCTCCAAAAAGGTGAGGCTGAAACAGTCGCAAGTCTTAATTGCCAAGAAATTAGGATTAACCCCGGAGCAGTACGTCAGAGAAATGATGAAATTGGAGGCTTCAAATGGCTGAGAATAGAACACCCCGAACTGTAGAAACACGCGTCCAAGCGGAACGCCCTAAGCAGTGGAAACCCGCAGAGCTTCTGCCAGAACCAGATAAGCTCCCAGGATATGCGTATAGATGGATTCG